TTAACCTCAACGGCTGTTATAGCAGTGCCTTGTGGAATAGAGGTAAATTCAGCAGCGGTATAAATTAAAGAGTCTGTTCCAAATTTATCATAAGCCGCTAGTCTAAAAAAATATTCAGTATCATTAACTAAACCAGGTATAACGATAGTTGAGTCATTGCCTTTGTAAACCGCATTTCCAGCGCTAGGAGTAAAACCTGAAACCATCCCCATGCTAACAATAGTCCCTGCAAAATCATTATCAATAGGGTCATTAAATGTAAAGGCAATAGAGCTATCACCAGAATATACACTAATACCTGTAGGGGCTGCAGGCGTGGGATTACTTACAGATAACGATGCGCCCGTAGAAACATTGCCATAATAATCTCTAGCCACCACATCAACTGATATATTTCTAAATGGGCCGCCATCCTCTACATTTTTTTCAAAAGTATATACATAAGCGGATTCGGTAACAAAATCTGTTCTAATCAGATTAGCACCCTCATAAACGCTAACCATAAAATCTCTAAACCAAGCGCTTTGGCCCCCTACCCCTTTTCCGTAGGTATCAGAGGCATCCATAATTTGATCTATATTAGAATCCCAGTCAAAATCTACATCACCTCCCTGAAATATAACACCGCCCGTTTTTAGGTTTAAATTAGTGATATTAACAGCGGCAATTGCATAAATAATACCTAAAATATGATCAACCGTTACGCTTGCCGATACTAACCCAGCAATATTAATCGCATGGACTTCTATTGTATAAGTGCCTTGTTTCGCGTTTTCTATACGATAAGAATTTCCCGTGATGGTTTGCTCTGTTTCTTCACCATTATCTAAGGACCATTTTATAATATGCCCTGCTAATAAGCGATCAGCTGAAGCCGTCCACGATATATCCACATACCGCACCATGCCCTCTAACCCTAAATAAACACCGTCACTGGTGACAATGCCCGTAGGTGGGGTTACTTTGTTGGTGTTGGCGTAGGGCTTTTGATAAATCGGTTCTAAATCACCAATATTATCTATTTCGGCATATTTTGCAGGATCATAATTAACTGCTGACAAGGCATAAAAGCCGTCGTCATCTTCACCACTGTTTTCTGTTATCCATAAAATTCTGTATTCCCTTGATGGAACATTGCCTGAATATAAAGACCAAACGGCTTCATGATCGGGCGGCTCTGATAGTGCTGGCAACGTTTCAATGACTTGAGTTTGCCCTGCACTATTGACAACGGGGGTGGTGATAACCGAACCATCTGGCATTACCAGACATAAAGTGTAACTGTCACCTGATTCTAAGGTAACAGGGGCATCTAATGGAATAGAGGTTATGGTTGCCCCTTGACTAATACGCCCGTTAAAACGTAAATCATTTGTTTTTAAGGGATCAGCAATACGGGTTATGTCACCAGGTTTATTGACCAATCCACTTAAGCCCACTGCAAAAGCGGGGCTGTCGGTTTCTAATCGACTGGTTAATAATATCCGTTTACCTGCTCTATGGGCTTGGCCTCGTGATGTACAACCCATCGCCACAATGGTTTTTTCTCTATAACCATAACGATCTATGCCATCTGTATCTTCCACATATTCTGTTGCTATTTTGTAAAAGTCATCGGGATCTTTCCATTGCACTAAGGCTACTGTGTAACGTACTTGGCGACCTGAGCCTGCATAATTAAAACGCCCATCGATTACATTTGCCGGGGTATATAAAGAGGTAACTGGTTTGGGCGCATCCTGCGAAACATAAACGCCGCCACCATGCCAAAAGGCCATAGCATCAAAACTACTGGCAATATCTTGTATTACTTTTTTAGCATCACCACTTTGCTGTAAGTATAAATCTAGTGAGTATCTTGGCTCTGTACCACCAAAACCATCGGCGATTATTTCATCACAGCGCTGGGCGATGGTAAATAAATTCCATTTATCAATATAGGCTTCAGGAACTTCTTTGCCCAATCCATAACGCGGATCGGTAATAATATCGTAAAAAATCCAAACAGGGCAACGTGTCCAAGCGGTTACAAAAGTGCCGTCCCAATCTACACCGGTATAAGTTCTAGCAACGGGGTCATAAAATGCAGGCCCAGGCACGCGAACCTTAATACCTTTTAAAAGATAGCCGCGTCTAGGCACTTGTTGAAAGTGACGAGCATCAAATGAGAGGCGTGCTAAAGCGGTATTAGGGTAACGTAATTTGGCATAGACTAATTCTGTATAGCCAGTCCATGCCAGCGTATCGGCTACTGATCCGTCGGTTACTTCCGCACTAAGCCGAGATACTTTTATATCGTAAGGGGCTACACCAAACTGACTTAACTCTATATGATAACTGCGCTCATAAGGTGATGAAGCTTTGCCCCTGATTGTTCCACGGCCTGATAAATCAACCGTAACAAATGATCCGCCGTTGCCTTTAACTTGGATTTCTAAGCTAACACTATGCCCGTTTACATCACCGGTCATAACATTACGTTTCCACAAAGCTGCTACATTGACCGTTACTCTTATAGCATCGGCTAATGGTGAAGTAATAGTACGGGTAACAGAAGCAGCAACGGTAATTTCTGTGCCTACATTATATTCAATGGCGGCTGAAGCATCTTCATCAGAAGACATTTCTTGGCCCGGTATATAAGTTTGATCTTGTGTCCCTAGGCGATAATCTAAAGTAACCCCTTGAAAATTTAACGTACCCTCTGTTTTTATAGGGGTATCTTCTAGGTAAACCGACTCTAATGGATCAGCCGTGGCAAAGCCTTCTATTTCCCCCTCCCCCCATGCATCTAAAAACTCTACAATAGCAACCGAGCGCAAAGAATCGGGTGCTATAACAGGCGTACGCGCAGAACCGCCACCGCCACCGCCACCAGCTCCACCAATAACCGCCAATTGCTTACTCATACTGGAACGTCCTTGGTATTAATGCGAGATGATAAAACTGCTGAGCCCACTAAAACAGGGCCGCCGTATAGTAATGACATTCTATGGCCTTGTTTAGCCGTGTTGACTACGCCGTTCATTAGGTAGGAGGGTTTGTTTTCTGGTGCTTCGGTATCATTTGCACCAAAGCTGTCGGGTGTGCCTGCTATTAAGCTCGATATGGCTGAAATCGCAACAGCAAGAGCTACATAGACAACAATGTACACTGCTACATATATAGCAGCGTACGCCGCAGCAGCTACACCAGCTGGGACAGCATAAGCAATAATAGCCCCAACAATACCAGAAATATCACCCCCCACCTTAGGCACAACATACAAAACCTCATTCCCCCAAGCATCCAACCCGTTTTTATCGGTCACTTGCCTCGCGGTTTCTTCAGGGTTACTTTCATCTACCAATACACAAACATAATCCCCCGCATCACATTCTGCTAAAAAACCGGGTCGATTAGCATTAATAGCCCGTAAAGCTTCAGAAGGTGAACGTACATCTAGCAACCATTCTGGTTTATAAAGATCCGCTAAATTACCGAATAATTTAATGGTTTTCATAGATCCCTTCCTGTTACCAAATGATAAAATTCAATTTCATCCGCCAATAAATCATACAAAGCTTTAAGCTGTTTTAATGGCAACCATTGGCTATAGTGGCGTTTAGCCCATTCTGGATAAGCGCTTTGTTTTATTCGTTTTGGATAAACAACCGACCCACCACACGCCCTGACAAAACTAGGTAAGCTGTCATCTAAAGTTTGGGTGCATAAAATCTTAATATTATTAAGCCGTTTATCTTGATGATAAAAGTAATCTTTCGGACAAGAAAAAGACATAGCTTGCGGCAATAATCCATTGTCGATTTTAAATATCAACCCCTCTAAAGTGCCGCCACCATCCAACAGCCATGCTGAGATATAGCGTTCAATCGGGTTTCTAACAATGCTTACAAATAAATAATCATTTAACTGTTGCTCTGTTAGTAAGCCCATATCAAACAAAACACTAGGCGTGGCATGGGTTAATCGTGCTTTGGCTGTTAATTTTGCGCTATCAGAATTATCATCTTTAAAAAAATCAGTAGGTAGGCTATCGGCTATATCAAATATTTTACGATCCGCAATATTTTCTACACAGCCAGAATGATAATCCCCTTCACCTAATAAATTAGAACCCAATAAAGTAGCTTGAGCGGTGCTAGAACCGACCTTTAACGGGCTAGTAAACACAAATTCATGCTTATGCGAAATAATCACTGGTTGTCCTTATGGGTTAAATAACAAATGGTATTTTTACGGTAATAATGCCCGTACTGTTCTTGGCGACTGATGTTGTTTAGGGTTTGGTGAATCATAATGCCACCGCCTAAATACACCGCGATATGATTAGGGCTATGGCCTTGTAACTGCATAACAATCACATCACCTTTTTTTAAACTGTCGGTTCTCTGAAAGCCCCATTTTTGATAGTCAGCCATGATGTAACTTTTTTGGCTTTTATCTTTCCACCAGCCATAGGGCTTGCGCTGTCTGTCGGGAATTTCAATTCCCAATTCTTGCTGGTAATAATCTTTAATAATGGTGAAGCAATCCATTATGGAATAAACAAACTGCCGACCCTCTAAGGGGGCAATGTAACCACTGGGGTAATAATTGCTAATC